GGAGCGGCAAGGATGGCAGCAGCGGGGAGGATAGCAAGGAATTTCATGATGTTGTTTCTTGTAGTTTGTTTAGAAAAGAATAAGAGTAACGGGTTCTGTTACCATGGATGCCCCAGCCTAACCAGTAGTAAGCGGCATTCATATAGTAACCAACCTGTTGATGTTCAGTTTGAAATGCGTGTAAGTTATATTTAAAACGCATCTCGTGAATCATATAAGCAACCTGGCATTCCAAGTTACTAGGATCCATTTTATTTTTAGTAGCAAAAGTACCAAGACCTTTGTATCTATTGTAAGAAGTCCATTGGATTAAACCATAACCACCACGAAGGCATCTATCATAAGGAACGATAGCACCGCCTTCGCAGATGTTAGGTTTAAACCTAGACTCTTGTTCAATGTTGCCCATGATCACAGCCAGGGCAGTCTTGTCTTTTACTTCGGCAGTTGTCTGCAGTTGTTCGAGCACATACTGTTGAGGTGGTGTGCAATCTGGGCAAGTAATCATTTTTTCTTAGCAGTTTTAGCGGCTCGTTTGAAGTTACTAGCAGTGGGAGCACCTTTGCTACCAGCTTTACGCATCTTCTCACCGGAACCAGCAGCGATTCGTTTTCGTTTAGCGTGAATGTTAGCGTAGAGTCCTTCCTTTGCCATCACCAGATACCTGGGATGAGTTGTCCGGTTACAGCATAGCTACCCATGGCAGCGATAACACCTAGCATAGCAAGGCGTCCGTTCAATCTTTCAGCTTTCTTGTCGTGTGTTTCGTTCACTTCAATAATCTCCATTGGTGGTTCTTTTGCAAAAAGGTTTTGTTGTCCGCGATCGTTGGTGGTAACAGTCATCAGTAGTTGTTTAGTTCAGAGCGTTCTAGTTTGTTAAAGACATCCTGCCGGTAAGCTGGGTCACGGTCATAGCGTGGGTCAGACATAGCCTTGACTACTTCTGCTTGACTGCGGAAGATATCAGCAGTCTCAGAAGCACTACGACCTGTTAGCATCTGTCCTTCAGTACCAACAGCATCATTATAACGTGTAGCTAATGCTTGTACAGCAAAGAAACATGCGTAAGGATCAGCCTTCTCCATGACAGAGTTGTACATTTCAATCTCTGGTTTACCCAGGTTATCATTAGCCCACTGCATCATGCTTTGGTATCCTTCAGGACCGCCAGCAATGTTCTGTAGGACTTCTACATCTTCAGGGGTTAGGTCTCCCTCTTCCTGTTCTTCTGAGTCGTCCTCTACTTCTTCGGTTTGGGTTTCTTCGTCCCCTTCATCGGTGGCTTGTAGTGGCTCGGCATCTTTAGGTTCTCCTAGTTTCTTTTGTAATTCAATGTAAGCTTGTTCTAATGCTTGTGCATCTTCAAACTTACCAGCTAACAAACTTTGTTGTTCAGCTATTGCTTCTTCGCCAACCTTAATAGCTTCCTGTTCAGCCTCTGAAAATTCAGGCTGATCAGCAGGGGTGGGATCATACGTCAGTTGTGCCATTCGCGTGCATTACTTTAAGTTTACCAAGTCCAACAGTTTCAACGTAGTTGGCGGGACGTCCAAGCATAGGTTTAGCAACCTTAGGCTTGGGAGCATACTTGTTTTCTTTAGCTTCAGTTACTTCAAGAACTGGCTTGTCCTCAGGAGGATGCTCTACCTCATGAGTCTCTGTTATTACTTCAGGCGGAGGCGTTGGCTTCTTGCGCGGACGCTTCCGGGGTTTCGCCTGGTCCATTAATCATTTCCTCTCGTTTTTGATCTACTTGTGCAAACTGACCAGCTTGTTGAGTCAGTGCCATTTGTGCTTGGGCTTGCATCTGTGATTGCTGTTCTTGTTGAACCTCTTGCATAGACTTAACAAGGTTCAGAACATCAATACCTTGTGCAGCTGCTAGGCGTTTGATAACTTCTTCAGAGTTGATGTAAGTTCCAATAGCTTCTGGTCCCATTGTTTGAGCAATGGTTTGTAAGAATTGACCAAGACTTTGAGCGTCTTGACCACGACCAATCGCATTGATACCTGCAACAATAGTAGGTTTAACAATGTCACCTTTAGGTAGACGTGGAATCTCACCAGTCTTTTGAGCTACATTTAGTTTACGGTTCAGGTATGGTACAAGGAACTCAACAGTTAGAAGGGAGAATAATCCACCGAGTTGTTGTTCGAGTTCAAGTTGTGTCATCCTAACCTCTTCCGCTGTTGTGCGTTCGCTGTTCCTTACATTAAGGATAAGGAATGCTTCACCTAATCGTTGAGATAAAGTACCAGCCATTTCAAATGCTGTCTTGAAGTCAGCTGTCTTACCAACTTGTACTACTCCGATGTCATCGGGACGACCTTGAACGATTGCTCCGTTGCCTGCCCTCGCCAGGGTGGCAGGTTTAGTAGTACTTGAGGGTGATACAGTAAAGACTACTTTAGCAGCGGCTGCAGAGCC